ATCATTTAGCAGGTGAGTGGCCTAGTCTCGGTATCATTCCTATCAATGAAAAAAATGAATGTCGTTGGGTTGCTATTGATGTTGATGAGTATCCTATTGATCATGCAAATATTGTTAAAACATTAAAAGAAAAAAAATTACCTTTCATAACTGCTGTTTCTAAAAGTGGTGGAGCGCATTTATTTTTATTTTTTAAAGAACCTATTCCTTCTGAACTAGCTCATAGCAAAATTAAAGACCTTGCTTCTCGACTAGGATATGGTGGTTGTGAAACTTTTCCAAAGCAACCGAACCTAGGTAAAGAAGCCACAGGAAATTTTCTTAATCTTCCCTATCATAACGGGCTAAATTATAGTGATCGTTTTGCTCTTAGTGATGAGGGTAACGGTTTGACTCTTGATGAATTTTTAGATGAGGTAGAAAAAAAATCTTTAACAAAAGAAGATTTTCAAAATCTATCAGTAACATCAAAAAAGCAAGTAAAATCGCCATTTTCTGACGCTCCTTTTTGTATTGAAGCGTATCTTGATGAGAATAAAAAAGTACAACAGGGTAGTAGAGATAACATGTTGTTTCATTATTCCGTCTTTGCAAAGAAAAAATATGGAGAGAATTTTGCAGAAGAAGTTCAAAAGTTTCATCACAATTATTTCGAAGAACCTCTTGCTCCGGCTCAAATAGATAAGATCATTAGGCAGGTAGAGAAAAAAGATTGGGGGTATAAATGCAATGATCAACCGATGTGTTCGTTTTGTAATAAATCAAAATGTAGAGTTAGAAAGTTTGGTATTGGTGAGACAAACGAAGTATCTGACATTGATAATGTATTTCAATATGGTGATGGGCCTGAAACAATTTATGAGATGACAGTTAATGGTGAACACAAACTAGTTGTGTCACTACAAGAAATGTATGAACAAAATAAATTTAGAATGCAATGTCTTGCTAAAATAGCAATGATGCCTCCTAATATGAGAAGAGGTGATTGGGACCAATTCATTTTAGGAATTGTTTCTAAAGCAGTGAAAGTAAAAGAATTTGAAATGTCTCCTGTCGGTAGATTAAAAAATTATCTTACAAAATTTATTGTTAATCAAGGTAATGCTTTAGGTATGGATGATATTGTTAATGGTTCTTGTTACACAAGCGAAGAAGAAGGCAGAGTTTTTTTTAGACTTGATCAGTTTCAAGAGTACATGAGAAATAAAAGATTGCCTCAGATAGATGAAAACAAATTAGGAATTTATTTACGTGAGATGGGTGCTGATAGCACAAAAAGAAAACTTAATGGCAAGCCAGGGCTTCTTGTTTGGTATGTTCCTTCGGATGGATTTACTAATCTCATTAATAAAATAGATCAAGAAGAGATTGAAAGAACGGAGCTTGAACCATTTTAGATAACGTTTACAAAATTATCGGTCCTCCTGGAACAGGTAAAACAACCACCCTTTTAAATATTGTAGAGAAAGAATTGTCCCTGGGCCGTGAGCCAGATAGGATCGGCTATTTTTCCTTTACAAGAAAGGCAGCTAGCGAAGCTGTTAATAGAGCGGTAGATAAATTTAGTATTGATAAGAAAGATTTGAAATGGTTTAGAACTCTTCACTCTTGTGCCTATCATTGGTTGAATTTAAAAAGCGTTGATATTATTGGTCAGTCTGATTTTGTAGAATTTTATAATGAATCTGGTATAGACCTACATAACAGTGTTCGCTCCAAAGATTCTATGATTGGAGAAGAAAGTAATGGTTTTCATTTATTAGATTTATATAGGGTTAAAAATTCCACTATTGAAAAAGAACTATATCTATCAAAACTTCATGTGAAAGGTGGTCTCAATAGATTGTTGCAGGCGGATAAACTTTATCGTGTTTTTAAAAAGAGAAAAGGCGTGATGGATTTTACTGATATCATTACAAAGTTTAATAAAATTAATGAGTCTCCTAAATTAGGAATTGTTATTGTTGATGAAGTTCAAGACCTGAAGCCTGTTGAATGGGACATGGTTAATATTATGATGAAGCAAGCAGAAAAGATTTATTTAGCCGGTGATGATGATCAAGCTATTTACAGTTGGAGTGGAGCAGATGTATCTAAATTAATTAATTTAAAATGTAATGTGGAAGTTTTGAAACAATCCTATAGAATACCAAACAAAGTATTCTATAGAGCGAACAAATTAATATCGAGAATAAATGACAGAATTCCTAAAGAATGGAAACCTAGGGAGGTAGACGGACAAATGCTAACTACTAATTTTCAAAGTTTAGATTTGTCAAAAGGGGAATGGCTTATCCTCGCAAGAACAAATTATTATATTAATGAAGTTGCTAAAAGCCTAATGCAGCAGGGTATCTTTTTTGAAAAGAATAATTCGTTATCTATTAGTGAGTCAACTCTATTGGCTTATCGTTCTTGGCTGAGCTTGCAAGAGGGCAATAGTCTTTCTTACGAGCAAGTAAAAAATCTTTATCAGTACATACCAACAGGCAAGTTAGGTATTAAAAGAGGGATGAAAAAACTAACGGGAGCAAAAGAAGATCAACGATATTATTATGAGGATCTATCAACAGATTGGGGATTGAACGTAGAGCTTAATAGTCCTTGGGATATTGTTCTACAAAAGATACCTGAATACGAACGTATTTACATGCGAACTATTCAAAGTAGAGGCCACGACCTAGATAAAAAAGCAAATGTAAAACTATCTACGATACATGGTGCCAAGGGTGGAGAAAGTCAGAACGTTGTTGTGTTTTCTGATATTTCAAAAAGAATTTATGATAATATGTGGGGCAATAGAGATGATGAAAGAAGAGTTTTTTATGTGGCCATGACAAGAGCTAAAGAAAATTTATATTTGATACCTTCTAGTTCCCAATATCAATTTGAGGAAATATTTATATGACAGAGGAAAAGATTATAGATCCTTTAAAAAGAACAGATCAAAAAACTTGGAGACTTCCTAGCTTCCCTGAGGTTACAAACATTAAACAAGTAGCAGTTGATCTAGAAACATATGATCCTAGGATCAAAGATTTAGGACCAGGGTACGCATCAGGAACAGGTTATGTGGTAGGTGTAGCAGTTTCTTTTGAAGGTTTTGATGGGTACTTCCCTGTTAAGCATGAACGAGGAAGTAATCATTCTGAAACCGCAGTGAAGAATTGGTTGAAAGATTTATTTAAACAAGACCCAATCGTTATATTCCACAATGCTATTTATGATTTAGGTTGGCTTCGTCGTTGGGGTGTTGAATGTAATGTATCTAAAGTTTATGACACATTATTAGCAGCTCCTCTTGTTGATGAAAATAAATTTAATTACAAGTTAGATTTTCTAGCCAAGGATTATTTAGGGGAGAGGAAAGAAACCAATCTTCTAGAGGACTTTGGTAAAGAGCATGGCTTCCGGGCTATTGAAAATATGCACTTAGTTCCTTCTAATATTGCAGGAATATATGCAGAGCAAGACACAAGGTTGACTTATAATCTTTGGGAGCATCTTCGTGTGGAAATACAAAAACAAAATCTAGTTGATGTGTTTAATTTGGAAACAGAATTACTTCCTATTTTATTTGAAATGAAATGGAAAGGTGTTCGCTTTGATATAGAAAAAGCAGAAGAAACTAAAAAATTTTTTAATCAAGAAGAAAAAAAGATCTATAAAAAAATAACAAAAGAAACGGGTGTCAAGATAGATGAATCTAGTATCTATACTCCTAGTGTTTTACAAGAAGTATTTGAAAAACTTGGAGAGAAGTTCGATACAACAGAAAAGAATAAACAAATTAAAATTGAAAAGGATGCCATGCTTGATAGTGAAAATCCTTTAATAAGAGATATAGCTTTAGCGAGGGAATACAATAAAGCTTATACCACCTTTATTGACTCTTATATTAAGTTCGCAGTTAATGGTAGAATTCATGCAGATATTAATCAGTTAAAGAAAGAGGATAATAGGGGCACGGTCAGTGGTCGGTTGTCCATGAGCTATCCTAATTTACAACAGGTCCCCTCTCGTAATCCTCTAGTGGCCTCTAAGATACGATCCTTATTTTTACCAGAGGAGGGTGAACAATGGGCCTCTTTAGATTATTCTCAACAAGAGCCTAGACTACTTGTACATTATGCCAAAAAACAGGGTTTAGAGGGCTCTGACACCATGGTTAAGTTCTTTGAAGATGGAAAGGACTTCCATCAAGTAACTGCAGAAATGGCAGGTATTTCTAGAAAAGAAGCTAAAACAATAGGATTATCTTTGATGTATGGCATGGGTATTAAAAAACTAGCTGCAGATCTAGAGTGTACTGAAGAACAGGCCAAATCGTTGAAGAAAAAATATAATGCAAACGTAAGTTTTTTAAAAAATATCGTAACAAAAGCGACTAGATATGCATCTAATCAAGGTTTTATTACAACCTTAATGGGAAGAAAGTGTCGCTTTAATCTATGGACAAGCAGAGACTTTAATAACAGAAAAGTTTTCTCTGAGGAAAATGCTATAAAAGAATGGTCTTGGAATGAGATTGAAAGAGCTCATACTTACAAAGCATTAAATAGATTAATACAAGGTTCAGCAGCAGATCAAACCAAAACCGCCATGGTGAATCTGCGGAAACAAGTAGGGGTTATTCCTATGATTCAAATACATGACGAACTCAACGTCTCCATAGCCAATGAGACCCAGGTAAAAGAGATCAAAGAGATAATGGAGACTGCTGTTGAACTACACGTACCAGTAAAGTGCGAAGTTAAAATAGGAAAAAATTGGGGAGAAGCAAAATGAGAATATCTTATGACAACGGTAAATTAAATTTATCTTTAACTAATGAAGAAGTGGATCATATCACTGATAACAAAGGTAGAAGTATACCTATGGATATCAGTTGGTTGAAGGTCTTACATGAGGACATATCCAAGTGCGTTATGGCTCATTGGTCAAAGGTTGAAGTATGGGATGCATTGGAGTCACATCAGAAAACTATAAAAAGCATTAGTAAAAAAGAAAAATAATCATTATATTCTCCTCGAAATAATCAAGGAGATAATAATGTTTAACTTAACCAATAGAGCAAAAAATCATTTCTTAAACTTCTTCAAGGAAGAAGATAAGGATCAGGCAATAAAAGAATTCTGCCAATCAGAATATAAAAAAGATTGGTATGCAGCTTATAGATTCTATAAGGAAGAAGGTCAGTTACCTAATTTTATTAGGAGGACGCTATAACGACAGGAAGATTACCTTGTCCTTGACAAAATGGGCAAGGCTTATCTTCTATTTTACCCGTTGCATTACATTCAATGCAAGGTCTACTCATTACTTAACTTCGGTTGTATATCTCTTACCATTCCAGGTAAATTCTTTTGCACCTTTTTTTCTAAAGTGTCTGAATGCTTGATTAAAAGAAACGCCACCTTTAGATACTCCTACATTAAAATTTTTCTTTTTAATATTAGATCCTGCTTGAGCGGTTGATTTCTTTGGAGTTGCTTTTTTACCACTCGTACCTGCTTTGGAAGAAGACTTCTTTGTAGAAGCAAGATTTGCCATCGTTGCCTCTTTTCTCTTTTTAAAATCAGCTATGGCTTTGTTTCTTTCGCCTCTTGTGACTTCTCTTCTCTTAGCAGTCTTACCCACTATATCTGAGTCTTTTGTAATTTTACTTTTCTCACCAGGATTCTTCTTACCTGCTTGATATCCTCTACCGGGAGTTCTTCTAAAAGTTCTTTTGTTTGCCATTGTATTGCTCCTTATGCGTTTGCTACTATTTCAGCTAGAGCTTTACAACGCACTGGCGTTTGACTATGCCATCTCGAGTCCTGCATTTCCAGTGATGCTTGTTTTTTATCTCCGTCTGATAATGCTTTCCACATCTTCTTAAACTTCGAGACACCTGTCTTTCCTAACTGAAAAACCATCTCTACAATAACATGTTCAATAGCTTGAGACAATCTCTTATCTCCTTTGTAATTTTCTGATATTAGTTGCTCTGCTCCTGCACAAGCTCTATTCAAATCTATTAGAAATAAATCTTCTATTTCATCGTGCTCTAATTTCACACCTTCTTTAAACCTTTGTCTTTCATGTGGTTGTACAAGGTGGCCGATTCCTATCGTGGCTTTTCCTAAACTGTCTAAATAAACAGTGTCAACACAACCTTCACGTATTCTCGCTTTTAATTCGTCAGTAATTTTAATTGTATTCATCATGATCCTATACCCCAATGTTCTTCATGAGGGTCTTTAGTGTCCTTTCTTTTAATTATTAATTTAATTAGTTTTAATATCTTTTTCATTGCATATCAACACCAAAAACTCTTTCAAGTTCTGATAGTTGGTTTTTTGCGTTGTTAATACCTAGGTTAAACATGTTGTTATTGTTTACTTGGTTTTGATTAATTAATTCTTGCATCCTTGCTTCAGGACTTTGATAGTCAGAAACGATTTCAAATCCTGCAGGTATTGCAGAAGGTATTCCCATTCCTGCACCTGCTTGATAGCCTGATCCAGGCATTCTTACAAATCTATTATCAAATACTCTTGGAGCACTTGTGATACCTGTGGCAGGAGTTCTTCTAAAAGAACCATCCGTAACTGAAGAAGCAACAGGTGTTGAAACTCTCTCTAAATTTTGTTTAATTAAATCTGCTTGTTCTTTAGCAGTCATTTGTTCTTTTTCAGTAAGAGCAATATCCTGTAGTTCAGGATCTCTTGACATACTTAATTTATATTTTGTAGGATTAGAAACTTTTTCTTTTTGAATGTCTGTCAAAGCAGTTATCTTTTCACCAAGCTGTTGTCTTTTTTGATCAACAGTATTTGAAAAATCTCTAA